AAAAGTAGTAGGATTTGCATTTGCTGAGGCAGCTGTTGGAACTGGTGGTCAACTATTGACACGACAAACAGGTGCTATCATTAACCCAAACATTGAACTCCTATTTAATTCACCACAACTAAGAGAGTTTAGTTTTGATTTTACTCTTGCTCCAAGAGATAAAATTGAAGCAGAAGTAGTAATTAAAATTATTAGATTTTTCAAACAAGGCATGGCACCCATCAGAGATACTTCAAGACTATTTCTTAAATCACCACACACATTCCAAGTTGAATTTTTAAAAAGAGTGGGTGGTAATAGTCAGTCAAATCCATTTATTGGAAAGAAAAAAGAGTGTGCTTTGACAAATGTTAGTGTTGACTACACACCTAATGGAACATACTCAACTTATGAGGATGGTGTGATGACTGCTTATAAAATGTCTCTTACCTTTAAAGAACTGGAAGCAGTTTACAATGATGATTATGAAGAGGGAAGATCAATAAACAGTGGATTACCAGCAGAGATAGGTTTCTAAAATGTCAAATTACTTCAGCAAAGTTCCAGATTTTGAATACGTTAGCAGACTTCCTGATGCTAGCATTTCTGATTATATTACTGTAAAGAATTTATTTAAGAGAGCATTTCTTAGAGAGGACATCTTTGAAGACCTCACATTCTTTACAAAATATCAGATAGAAGGTGATGATAGACCAGACAATGTTGCATTTAAAGTTTATGATGATTCAAATTTAGATTGGGTGATACTAACTTGCAATAACATCATGAATATTCAAAGTGAATGGCCACTAAATCAATATGATTTTGACAAGTATCTTTTAGATAAGTATGGCACTTATGAAAAAATGAATGAAGTGCATCATTATGAAACCACTGAATTTAAAAATGCTGATGGTGTTGTACTTGTAAAAGCAGGTCTCACAGTAACATCAGATTTTTCTTTTGATTACTTTGATTTTGATAGTCAGGGTTATGTTACAGAAAAACCTGTTAAAGCAGTTACAAACTATCAATACGAAGATAAATTAAATGATGACAAGAGAAACATTTATCTATTGAAGAATGAATATCTAGGTATTGTCATTGATGATCTTGAAGATTTAATGAGATACAAAAAAGGATCCAGTCAATATAAGACTGAATCCCTTAAGACTGCTGATAATATCAGACTTTATGAATGATCACTCTTCTGCCAGTTTCTGGAAGTAAGAGAGTGCATCATCTTCATCCTCACTTGTCGTAGACTTCGGAGTGATGTCAGGTGCGTTGAAGTCTGCAGTAGGTGCAGGTTCAGGACGACGTGATTGGAAGTCAGGAGTGTAGGAACCACGATCGTTGTCTTCGTTTGAAGTCTCCTCATCATAACGTTGAGGAGCAGAACGTTGACCCAGAACCATCTTCAGTCGATTCTGCAGTTGCTCATAGGTCTTGAACTGATCGTCTGCAGTCAAAGCAGCAAGAGAATACTCTTTCTTCCACAGTGCTTCCAGAGCATCATCATCGTCCAGCAAAGGACTAGGACGGTCAAACTCTGAAGAGTCATAGTTCCAGTAACCTGCAACCTTCTTCAGTTTCAGTTTGAAGTTAGCACCCTGCCAGAAGTCAAAAGGATTGATGGGTGTTTCATCTTCAAACTCAGGTTGCATTGCTTCCATGATCTTATCAAAGATCTTCTTACCGAACTTGTACAGGAAGACTTGACCTTCGTTCTGAGGATTGGCAGCGTCCTTCACAACGTAGATGTTTGCATAGTAAGACAGTTTGCGTTTCTGCTTACGAACAGTGTCCTTATCGGAATCAATACCACTGTTCCACAGTTCACGGTTGTGCTCAGACACAGGATCTTTCTGACCCAAAGTGGTCAGTGAGTTCTCAATGTACCAACCACCAGGACCTTGGAAGGCATGAGAATACATCTTTGCCCAGGGGAGATCTTCTCCTTCAGGTGCGGGCAGGAAACGGATGACTGCATAACCGTTGCCAGTCTTATCCATTTCAGGTTTCCAGAGACGGTCATCTCCACCGCCACCAGTATTGTTCATCTTCTCTACTTCCTTGACCAGTTTCTGAGTCAGGGAACCAAGCGAAGATTGCTTCTTGAGATTTGCGAAAGACATAGGATTTTACGGATTAGTTTGGATTTGGCTTGTGTGTTGTGCCTTGATAGTTTACAGGTCTGAACCTGTTTTGTCAATCTGCTGTTTCATCACATCAAGCATTTTGGACATGTTATTGAAGATAACACTCATATCTGTCCCCGGTGGGAGACCCATCATTGTAGCAGACTCAATGATTTTATCCTTCATAAGTTTTGCTTCGGGGTCGTCGGATAAACTCAGACGAGTATAGAGTACCTTCTGTTTTTCAAGAAGTTTCTCCAACATCTCAACGTGTTGAACTTTTTGTTCTTTGTTCATTGAGGGAAACTTAAAGACGTTCTTATAAACGTCTTCTTGTAACTCACTAATTTCTGCCATCTCTGCACGGACGACTTCAGAATCGAAAAAACTCATACCCCTATCACTAATTCTTTAAGGATTTTTTTATATCGTGACACATCAATATTTAGGAATGGGGAATACTTCCTCATCTTCATACTGACGGACAACCAAACAGGATCGTCAAGGTGTTTGTCGAAATTAGTTCTGAACCCTAGTATCATATCACAGATTACCAGAGTTTCAAGTGAAATATTACCTCTTAGGTATTCTTTCAGAATTTGTGGATGTCTTGACCCATCCAATGCGAACATTGATTCAAAGTTATTGTCAGAAAATATACTTTCAATCTCTTCCTTAAATGTATAAGTCATTGATTGAGTTCTCTTTTTCCATGAGGTATATCTACCCTCACCTTCACGTATCATTTCTCCTATCCAAAGTTTACTTGGATCAGTACAGGTGATAAAGTTAGATACAAAAAACTCGATGACTTCTTTGTCGTTCTTGTTTCTAGCAAGTTTCTCAAACCAGAAACGATCTTTACGTTTGTAAAATGCCTGGACAGTCGCACGACTTTTGCCACAGTATTTGTGGTAATCATACTTGTCTTTTGTGAAGTGATTCTTCAGAGACAAGTAACTCCTATAAGCATCAAACGGCATCATTAAAAATCTAATATAGGGATTTTTGGCCAGAAAATTTTTTGACCGAAAATGGAATCAAAGGGGCAATTTGGCACGAGAACTTCTCTTCAAGAAGTTCAACTCCATTGCTTCGTATTTAATCTTTTCTTTGAGTGGTTTAGAAATCAATTTAGGAACTGATTCTAGTTCGATACTGTTCTGTTCACAGAAGTGAATGATAGCATCAATGTAACTCATGTCTGCGTTTTTTGACACAAGAGATTCAATCTCCTGTGCAAATCGTGAGGGACAGAAGAATTTACTTTCTAATACTTTTTCTAGTTCATTCTTCATCCTTTGCCCCAGTATTGTGATGTACAAATTCCTTGATGTATCGAACTAGCAATTTAATATACTCCCCTTTATCTCTTTTGTCAAATACTTCAACATCACCACCAGGTGTAACCATAATAGTGATCAGTTTTTTGACAGGAATGCCAGTCATCTCATAGTAAGCAGAAGCATAAAACATCTCTTGAACAAAGTAGTTTTCTAACCACTTCTCTGGTTTGATTTTTTCAGATGTCTTAAAATCTATGACTGCAAGTTCTCCTTCGTACTCAGCAATACAGTCTACTCTTCCTGCTAATCCAAGATACTCTGAATATAGAGTTCTTTCAATGGCATGTACATTATTTATCTTGTCAAGAAATGGTTTCGCATGATGAAACATAAACTTAGTGAGAGGACGAAAATCATCCCAGTTAATGTCTTTGTTCAACATGTACAGTTCAGTGGCAGCATGAAAGTCTGTGCCACGGGAAGTTGCTTTCTTAGTGATTCTATTTGCTTCTTCAATGCCAACACGAGCACGCCACTTAGCAAAGATCTGACGGTTATAGAAAGAAGTAACAGACGTAATAGAAGGCACCCAATCTCCATTAGGAAGGTTATAGAGACGGATGCCATTCTTTTCTTTTTTTGTTAAATCAATGTCACCTAGAAAATTATGATGAATAAAACTCATAGATTAAGATCCATTTTTGCAACTAAGTATTCTTTGCAGAGACCAGAACGAACAATATCGTCAACACCAAATTCAATAATATCCATTGATGGCATTGTTCTAAGAATTCTCATGAAGTCAGCAATACCATTCTTCTCTGCTGTCTTAACAAGATCAGATTGTGTTGCGTCACCACAGAACATAATCTTACTGTTCTCACCAATCCTTGTAATTATACTATCAAGTTCGTGGAAATTCAAGTTCTGAAACTCGTCAACGATAATGATAGCATTGTCAAGTGTAGTACCACGGATAAATGAAGTGCTCCAGAAACTGATAGTCCCTTGAGTTTTCAGATTACCGTAGAGCATTTCAAAGTCTGCCTCAGTAGGCAGTTCAAACATATACTTTACCATATTCTTATACGGAATCTGGTAAAGAGAAGACTTATCCTCATGATCTCCTGGAAGGAAACCAATCTCTCTTGTAGCAACTAAGGATCTTACGATATAGATTTTTTCGTAAGGAGTTTTAACATCGAGAACATCTCTTAGTGCGTTGTAAAGGGTAATAAATGTTTTACCTGTTCCAGCAGCACCGTATGCAACGATGTTTTGATTGTTCTCATAGCAACGGAAAAGTTCTTGTTGATTTTCAGTAAGAGGTTCAATCCTCTTCATCAAATCTGAATTAAGTGGTTTTTTTCTTTTCATGTGTTTGTTGCTCATCCCAAATGGGACTACGGGACCTTGAGTCTTCTTCTTTGCAGGCATAGATTAGAAACTGTAATCGCGGTTTTTACGGACGGTGGCACCAGGTTGTTTGGATGCACGATCCAAAACTTCGTTCCATCCACTGGATTTTGCCTCTCCTGTCCATCTAAATTCCGTATCGATTCCAGCAACACCTGCTGACCAATCTTTTTCCCATTCTGGGTTTTCTTCTTTCCACTCAGCATATGCCTTCATAGACATGCTAAGTTCTTTCTTCTCTTTTGTTTCTTTGTTAATAACGGGGTACGTTGGCATAAACGTTCAGTCCTTTTCTAATATTTATTAAATCCATTCCATTGCTTCAGCAACGGCAGGAAACTGTTCAACAAAAATCTCTTTTGCACCCAAAGCAATGTCCATATGCTCCTTCTGTGTGCCGTTTGCAGAACGCAAATCGATATAATGAATCCATGAGCGCACTGAACCGGTCATGTAGATTCTTGTGGGTGTTGCCAAAGGAAGTACAAAACGAGCACACTCCTTTGCGATTTCAGCATCAAGCATCTCTTTGTAGAGTTTCATTCCTTCATCAAAGTGCTTCTTCATTTTGATCTGAAACTCTTGACGGACAAACGGGTCAATATCATCAATAGAATTCTGACGATTCTTGGTGTCTTGCCTACGGAGTTCAGGTAGAGGAATCGTCTCTGCGAGTAGGGAAGAATCAGCATACCGTTGTGAAAATTCTTGATATGTGAACGAACGGTGGCGCAGCACTTGAGCTGCTACTCCCCTAGTAGTATTAATCTCCAGAGTCATATATGCCTGCTCAAAGATGCTCCAGTGCTGGTGCTTCACACAATACTTAAGAAGACCAGAGAACTTTTCATTCTCCTGGTTATTTGGATTGCTTACACGGGCACAATAAGCCATATGCTTTTCAGCATCAGGGGTGACACTGATGAGTTTAGTCAGGGTATCCGTCATCGTCATTAAAAACTTCGTCGTAACTATCGGCAGGGAGTGGGACATCATAGTATCCCTCTTCTGGTTTGTATGCATCTACATCAGAGTACACCTCTGACTTCAGACATTCTACCAGAGATTCAAGATTTCTTACAATCAGTTTAAGTCTCTCTTTATCCATAAAAAAATGGGAGGTCTCCCTCCCATTCTATCAATATTTAATTTGTAAGTCAATCACTTAGTGTAAGTGTGACCACGGTAGGTAAACTTTCCATGGACTTCACTGGGTTTGACCTTGGTGACCTTAGTCTCAATACCACGATAGGTGGTTACATGAATTTGTGCGTCGTGAAGTGCAGATGCTTTTTCAATCTGCTTTTTGATGATGTTTAGAGTGTTCATGAGTCTCCTGAAGTAAGGGATTTTTAGCCCCGTTCCTTCAGTCGTTTGCGTCCGTCTATGACGGATGAACGATCCGTTCCGCGACTTACTTGCGTCCCACGTGGGATGAACGTAGGGTCATTATAGACCCATTAATTTATATAGTCAAGCAGTTTTGTATAACGTGTTACAAAAACATCCCTTTTTTATTCATATAGTTCATTGTCTCTTTCAAGGTCCCTCTGAACATGCCAATAGAAATCATAGGATATTCTACCTCATCACCAAACTCATCTCTGAATTGCCCCTCAGTAAAATGTTTACCACGTTCGTAAATGACAACCTCGTCAAGATGAACTGATTTCATGAGAGATGCTGCTCTCTCACACTCTTGATTGCCGTTAGAATAAATTGATGCTTGCATCAGTCTCTTTGCCTCCAGTCATCAGTTTTTTCTCTACTAAACCAGTCAACAATTTCATCTGCACTTTGGAATCCTGTTCTATGATTAGATGGATCAGGATCCCCAAGGTCCATCTGATTCATAAAATCATCAAGACCACCCTCCTTCATGTCAGGATTGCTTGCTTGTCTGCGTGCTTTTCTCAAAATAGATGCAGCACTTTGATTTGACTTTGCTAATTTATTTGCCCAGATCATGTCTTCTAAGCTGACCTCTTCACCAAGAGCAATCTTTTCACAGATTGCTTCAAGACGCAATCGATATTGGGTAGATAGCATACAAACTTACCTGCTGAGTTATTTATTTTAAGGGTCTTCCGTGTTTGTCTACTAACCCTAACTTTTTAATTTGTGAAAGATTAGACTTTTCACCTTTTTTAATTTTCTTATATTCCTTAATAAGTTTGTCTACTTCTGCTTTAGAGACATTTACTTTCAACTCATCTTCATCATCTGATGAAACAAAACCAATCCCACTTTTTTTAGAATATTCTTTCATATCGACGTAATCATTAATTACATCCTGAATTTCATCACGGATCAGATCATTAATCTGATCCCTAAGGTCATCATCAGTATTCATTTTCTTTTTTTATCTGGTTTTGATTTGACACCCCAAAGTTTTGGATTGATAGTTCCGTATCCAAAATCAATTTTTTTCACAGCACCTTTACCATACTTATCATAGTACATATCAAATAACTTTGAAGTTTTAGCACACCGTGTAAGATCAATGTACTCAGTGCCACTTTCAACGTACCAAATTAACTTAGCATCAGTAGGAAAAGACTTGTCGTTTGCTGCATCTAGTGTTGTTTTTTCAAGAAGAATTTGACATCCATAATCAGTGGGATTGACAGGATTGATATCTTGACCAAATTCTGCCATCTCCTTCTCCTGTTTTACAGCAACCGTCATGAGCGTCCTCCCCACTGAATATCGGGATATGCTTCTCGCACAATCTCATATGTTAATTTATATTTAGATTGTAAAGATTTGTCTTTAACAAGACAAAGAACTTTTGCCTCTTCAGGATGAAGACCTTCAAGAATCTGAATAAACATGGTCTCTC